ATGGCGATCAAGGGCGAGCACATCGGCATCCTCGAAGACGTCATCATCGGCGGCGACAAGGGCAACGGCCTTCAGGTCGTTCCTCGCAAGGGTGGCGGTCGTCAGACTGCACCCCAGGTGACCAGCGACGCTCCAGTCGCCGAGGCTCTGCCTGATCCGGAGCAGAAGATCGGCTACACGCCGGTCGATGCGAAGGCGGTCAGCGAGGCCGTCACCAACAACAAGACGGGTGCCCCCGGCACCATGTCGGCACCGGAAGTCGCCAAGCAGGAAGAGCAGGTTTCGGCCATCGCTCCGATCGCAGAAGCCGTCACCGAAGCTGACGAACCCTCGACGCAGGCAGCAGTCGCTCCGGCAGTCGAGACCCGTGCGGACAAGATCAAACGATTGATCGAAGTCCTCCGGGGCAAGGACGCACCCAACACGAAGGTCGATGCAGCTCGCGAGCTCATCGCCATCGGCAAGGGGGCGAAGAAGAGCCTGTCGAAGCTCGGCGTCAACGATGCCGATGTGAACCTGGTGAACCAGTGGGCTCAGCAGGAGGCGGCAGCCAAGACGGTGGCTCAGGCCAAGACGCCCAAGCCTCAGGAAAGCAAGAAGGCCCCCGTCAAGGCAGCGGCACCGGCTCCGGCCCCAGTGCCGACGAAGACCTCGGGTAACACCCCGATGCCGACCGGTTCGGAGACGCGGAGCCAGAAGGCAATGCGTCTGTTCAATGCCAAGGACTGGGTGGGGCTCTATGCTCACAAGAAGGCCGTCAAGGTCGGCTTCTCGAACATGGGCTTCAGCGCCGAACAGCTGGCGGTCATTCTCAAGAATGATCCCAGCAAGAAGTAAGTTGGGGGTAGCCCTCTAGCTTTTATATCCCGCAGGTCTTATTGGCCTGCGGGATATTTTTTATGGGACCTCACTGAATGTCGACCGTCAACCGACCTAATCGGAAGGCATCCGATACGGACATCATCCGTTTCAACAGCATCGGCTACAGCCTGGCGACGATCGGCAAGAAGCTGGGCGTCCATCCGACCACCATCACTCTCCGGCTTCGACATCTCAATATCGAGCCAGCAGACACCCGCCGCACGTTCATGGAGGACGTGCTCACCCCGTTTAGCTCACGCCAGCATGAGCAACTGGCAGCGAAGCTGGGACCGACTCATCCGATCAAGGATTATGTTCGGAACCTGATCGCCAAGGACCTGCTCAGCAGCGGAACCAAGGAATAAATCATGACCGCAACCAAGTTCGATCCCCGTACCGTCATCAAGCCCATCCTGTCGCAGACGAAGGGCTGGTTCGAGAAGTGCTTCCCGAAGCCGACCGTCCAGAACTTCACCACCCAGCTCGGCGTCCATTTCGAGGAGATCGGCGAGACGATCACCGAGATCACGCCGCACGACATGGTGACCAACGGTCTCTTGCTCGATGCCAAGGAAGCCGTGACCCGGCTTGCCGATCACCTGAAGGCACACCCCGGTTGCGTCGTCATCGCTCCCGAGAATTATATCAAGTATCTCGACTCGCTGTGCGACACGATCGTCACCAGCGTCGGCAATGCCCACATGGCCGACTTCGACATCGTGGGCGCGATGAACGAGACCAACCGCGAGAACTTCTCGAAGTTCGATGCGGACGGCAATCCGATCTATCACCCGGAGACGCAGAAGGTCGCCAAGGGACCGAACTACACCGTCTCCGATCTCACCCCATTCATCTGACGCTTTTCCCCCGCAAAGCGCAGATATTCGTAGAGCCCCTGGACCACCCGGTCTGGGGGCTCTGCTCATTCCAGGACACCAACCCATGAACCTCACCCTAGCTCTGCCCCTGAACCAGGGACAGGAAGCTGCCGCCGACGCTTTCTTCCACTTCCTGTTCAGCAAGGACAAGGAGATGGGGATCGATGGTCCTGGTGGCACCGGAAAATCCTTCCTGATGGCCAACCTCATCGACGAGGTGATCCCCCGTTATCACGATACCTGCAAGCTGATGGGCCTGCCGCCTGAGTATGACGAAGTGGTCATGCTCGCCATGACCAACAAGGCAGCCGAGGTCCTCTCGGAAGCCACGAAGCGGCCCGTCCAGACGTTGCACTCGTTCCTCAACCTGAAGGTGGTGGACGATTTCTCGACCGGCGTGTCGAAGATCAGCAAGACCAACGCCTGGAAGGTTCACCAGAACAAGATCATTTTCGTCGACGAATGCTCGATGATGGATGCCCCAACGGATAATTTCTTCCAGGAAGGCACCCACAACTGCAAGATCGTCTACGTCGGTGACGACAAGCAGCTGAAGCCAGTCTCCGGCAACAACCCGGTCTATTCCCGACCGATGCTCTGGGCCACGCTCACCGAGCAGATGCGTACCGGGATCCCCGAAATCCAGGCGCTGCATCTTCAGCTTCGCGAGACGGTGGCCACCGGCGTGTTCAAGCCCATCCAGATCGTCCCGGGGATCATCGATCACCTCGACAACGATCAGATGCAGGCCATGCTCAACCAGACGTTCGCTCAGCAGACGCTGAGCAGCCGGGTATTGGCATACACAAACCGCCGTGTCCTGGCCTACAACGATTATATTCGGCACATGCGAAATCTGCCTGCCGAGTATATCGAGAACGAGCTGCTCGTGAACAGCGCGGCAATCCGACTTCGGTCGGCAATGCTCAGCGTCGAGTCGGAAGTCGAGATCACGCAGCTCGGCGAACCGTACAATATCATGATCGAACACGACGTTGCCCTGGTTTGCCGGGACGCTACGATCGTGACCCGCTCAGGTGCTCGTTTCGAGGACGTGCCACTACCGGTTGATCGCTCGCATTATGCTGCCCTCGTGGCGCATTATAAGCGGGCGAAGAACTGGGAACGGTACTACCACCTGAAAAATACCTACCCAGACCTCCGTCAGCGCGATGCTGCGACCGTCTATAAAGCTCAGGGCTCCACCTACGATACCGGGTTCATCGACCTCACCGACATCTCAACGTGTCGGAACCCGGATCAGGCTGCCCGGATGCTCTATGTCGGTCTCAGTCGAGAACGGCACAGGATCTTCCTGTTCGGCGAGCTCAGCGACAAGTATGGAGGTCTCCTGCTCTAGGAACCCCATACCGTGCATAACTCCCACCAGTATATCACCCCCATCCTGGCTGCCCTGCTGACTGCCGAACATCGTCGGCTGGAAGCAGAGGTGGTCAGGATGCACCTGGCCAACAAGAACGCCTGGGGCAAGCCGGGTGACGGCTTCGTCTACAAAGGCGAGTTCTATGTCCCGAAGGGCACGCCCAACGGCAAGCGGACCATCCTTCCGCTCCGCGACGGCCTCCAGGAGGAGATGGACGATCACCTGAAGGATCGCACCGTCATCGAACAGGACGGTGCTCGCATTCAGCAGCTACTCTTCAAGCTCCTCGAACCATGTGGCTTTACCGGCCACCTGGATCAGGACATAAGGGATGCCACCCCCGAGTGTATCCAGGACCTGTTGCCGGAGCCTATCCGGCAGCTGGAGCGAATGCGTGAACCGCCGTTCGTCCTCAACCACCCCCGGGACTTCCGTTTCTACGAAGAGGTCCTGCCCCGGATCGAATTCTATTCGGCGGCTCGCCTCCTGTATTAAACCAACCAAGGGTGAACTATGCGCTACCTCACATTCACCCAGCCGGAGAAATCCAGCTACCCCATCTGCTTCCTGGTTCCTCACATTCAGCAGACCGAAATGGTCGACGCCTATGTGACGCCGTTCGGCCTGAACCAGGAAGAGCTGCTGGCCATCACCCTACACCAGAAGCCCGGGGCCAAGAAGACCCCTAAGGGCGAGATGGTGGCCTACATCACCGAGCATCTCCAGCCTGTGCTGGACGACATGAAGGTCGAGTACCTGGTCGTCACCGATGCGGAGTATTTCAAGACGTTCACGAAGACCGCGAAGGCTGACGCCAGTCTGGGATATGTCCTGGACTCGGCGTTCGGCCCGCAGAAAGTCGTGTACGTCCCCAATTATAGGGCGATTTTCTATGATCCCGACAAGATCCGGGGGAAAATCCGATCTGGCATTGATGGCCTCTGTACTCACCGGGCAGGGGCTTATGCCGTACCAGGAACGGATATTATCCGAACTTCTGCGTACCCGGAGTCCCTTGCCGATATTGAACGCTGGCTCGTTCACTTCATCGACAACAACGTACCTCTCACCGCCGACATCGAAGCCTACGCCTTACGGCACACTGAAGCTGGGATCGGGACGATCTCGCTTGCGTGGAACCAACACGAAGGGATCGCCTTCGCTGTTGATTATGGACGATCTGTGGGAGATGCCCAGCATCTGCGAGCCATGCTCAAGGAATTCTTCCGCCAGCACAAAGCGGGGATTACTTGGCACAACATCGCATACGACGTGTATGTGCTCGTCTATCAGCTCTTCATGGCCGACATCCTTGACACGGAGGGCCTGCTTGAAGGGCTCGATGTCATGCTGGACAACTGGGACTGCACCAAGCTCATAACGTACCTGGCCACCAACAGCTGTGCTGGCAATAAACTCGGTCTGAAGGACCAGAGTCAGGAATTCGCAGGTAGTTACGCGATCGAAGAGATCAAGGACATTACCAAGATCCCGCTGCCGCAGCTGCTCCAGTACAACCTGATCGACTCGCTCTCGACCTGGTACGTCAAGAACAAGCACTATCCGACGATGGTCGCCGACCAGCAGGAAGACATCTACGTCAACCTGTTCAAGAAGGCGACGAAGGACATCATCCAGATGCAGCTGACCGGTCTGCCGGTCAACATGAAGCGTGTGGCTGAGGTCCGGGTGATCCTGGAAGCCGACGAACGCAAGGCTCTGGATCACATCGAGCAATGTGCGATCATCCAGCAATATACCGACTGGCTGAACGAAGAGTGGGTGAACTGGAAGAACACCACGCTGAAAAAGAAGCGTGTCACGCTGGCTGACGCCAACGAGCGGTTCAATCCCAACTCCGGGCCACAGCTCCAGACGCTTCTTTATGAGCGGTTGGGGCTGCCTGTCATCGCCCGAACCAAGAACAAACAGCCGAGCACCGATGGGGACACCCTGAAGGCGCTCAAGAACCACACCAGTGACGCCAACATCATCGCATTTCTCGATGCAATGATGGACTACAATGCCGTCAACAAGATCCTCACTTCGTTTATTCCAGCAATGGAGAACGCTGTGCAGGGTCCGGACGGATGGCATTATCTGTTCGGCAACTTCAATCTGGGCGGCACCCTCTCGGGTCGGCTCAGTTCGTCGAACCCGAACTTGCAGAACCTTCCAGCTACTGGTTCGCGGTACGCCAAGATCATCAAGAGCTGCTTCTCGGCACCACCGGGATGGCTTTTCGTGGGTCTGGACTTCGACTCCCTGGAGGACAAGATCAGCGCCGTAACCACCAAGGACCCGAACAAGCTGAAGGTCTACACGGATGGTTACGATGGCCACTGCCTACGAGCATTCGCTTATTTCGGCGAGAACATGCCAGACATCGACCCAACATCGGTTGTCAGCATCAATTCGATCGCCAAGAAGTACAAGACGTACCGACAGGACTCCAAGATCCCGACGTTCGCCTTGACCTACATGGGCACGTTCATCACGCTCATGAAGAACTGCGGCTTCCCGAAGGACAAAGCCGTCCTGATCGAAACCCGCTACCACGAGCTCTACCAAGTGTCTGACGCCTGGGTGGCTGCCAAGCTCGACCAGGCAATGACAGATGGCTACGTCACCGTGGCCTTCGGTCTGCGAGTGCGTACACCTCTGCTAAAGCAGGTGGTGCGTGGCAACAGCAAGACGCCCTATGAGGCGGAAGCTGAGGGGCGGTCTGCTGGCAATGCTCTCGGGCAAAGCTGGTGCCTGCTCAACTCTCGTGCATGGGTTGAGACGATGGAAGCGGTGCGTGCATCGCCCTATCGACTCGACATCCGACCATGCGCTCAGATCCACGATGCTGGTTACGCA